CCCATAGCATCTCGTTGAGGCTGTCGCTCCATGTGCTGGCCCATCCGGTGACTGCGTTTTCAAGGTTTTTAAACGTATCAACACCCTTCTTCTCAAAGGGACCAAAGTACTCATCCGGATCCGCTAATGCTTCCTCAAGCTTATCCGCAGCGCTCTTCTGTAATTCCCCCAGGGATGCTGTTGCCTGTTTTTGTAGTAACTCCCCCTGTTTCAAAAAGGCTGCATATTCCACCGCCTCCTGTTTCAGGCCGGCGGCGACGTTCGCAACTGCGGCGTTGATCGCACTCTTATCACCCGACAATCCAGGCCGACCCTGCCCTTTTGCTCTCCTGGCTACCTCTGCGGTGAAGGATGACTCTTTCTGCAACTCGAGCTGTATGAGTAGAACCTTTTCCTTGGCCAACTTCTTGTTGATTTCGTCTATCATCCGGTCGTAATCGCCCACAACCGCAGTGGCCGCCCTGGCATGTTTTTTTTGATTCTCTAAACCTGCTATACGGGCCTTGGTCTGCTCGACTGTCTTGGCGTGGGCCTTATCGATCGCCGTTGCAATTTTCTGGTACACCTCTAACCATGCACCGGCACCGGCACCGAGAAACGCACCAATCGGCCCCCCGACCTTGGCACCCATATACGCGCCCATTATCATCTTCCAGTGCTGGCCCACGAACTGGATAGGCCCTTGGAGCGCAACTAAACTGGTTTTGAGTGTATCGATATGCTCATGTACTTTCTGGCCAATAAAGGCGCGGTTCTCCTTTACCCATCCGGCCATATTCTGGGCGGCCTGCGCGATCTCCGGTGCAAAGCTGGCCACAGCCGTTGTAAGCTGCGTGCTGACAACACGGCCCAGCTTAAACAGTTGGTCGTTGGCATTTTCTGAAGCCCTGATCAAATCCTCATTCAACACAATGCCCAGGTCCCGTGCATCCTGGCGCATCCGTTTAAGGGCGGCGCTCCCGCTTTTCACCATGTTTGTCATGCCGATGCCTGCCCGGGAAAAGGCAGCCGATGCAAGGGCGGCGCGATCCGTCTGGTCTGCGGTCCGGCCCATGCGATCGAAAAGAAGCCTGAGAGCGTCCTCTGTGCTGCCGGCTTGCTTTATGTTCGACAGGAGCTCCTGATCAAACTTCCTCAAAAAGGTCGTCAATGCGCCTGTGCCCTGTTGGGCCTCTCCAACACGCTTGGCGAAGGCCTTAAGGCTCTGGTCAAGCACGTTTGTTTCAACACCGGACAGCGAGGCCGCATAGCGATACTCCTGAAGCGCGTCCGTCGATACTCCAATAACATCCGCGGCCTTACCGATTGCATCCGCGGCCTCAAGCTGTTTTTTGACAAATAGACCGAGGCCGCCCGCGCCTGCCAAAGAGACAAAGGCGCCACGCAGGGAAAAGACATTCTTAGTTAGGGATTGAACCCTGCTGCTGAACTGCTTGAATGTCTTCGTGGATCTATCCTTGGCGCTCAGAATTATTTCCAGTTTCTTGTCAGCCATCAGATTCTTTCACCCCTCATTTTACGCCTGAAATTACGCCTGATGTTCTGCCATGCCTCGGTCTGGTGCGCATGCCAGAAAGGGTCGATGATCGGTCTGGCAGGGGTTTTAAACTGGGTCGTGCCCTTTCGCAGGACAAAAAATTTACGGTATTTTTTTGGGGTCTTACTATCTTTATGAAGACGCCGGCGGAGCCATCGCTCCTCTTTTGCGCCGACCTCCCGGGTAAATCCTTCTTGGTGCATAGCTGCAAGACGTTTCCACGATTTAGAGATCTTTGGCCCGACCCAGCCGATGTGCATTTCAAAAGGGTCTTTGGATGTAACCATGTACCGCACGGCAATTGCCAGGCGTGACAGGGGTTTTGCTCTCCGCTTGCGCCCGGTCCGATACTGGGCAATGATCGATAAAGGGCTGAACGACTTCCCGCCGGGGGCGCCTGCCCGAATCTCTTTCTGAAGGTTGCGCCGGAGCTTGTACCCTTCCACCTTCATAGCAACGGACAACGCCCGCTTTATTTTAACCGGTGTCCAGGTCTTCCGGTCAGCGTCGGCAATCCCCCGTTCCAGCGCCCGGGCTCCTTTTATTGCAACCTCGATCATTTTCCGGGCCTCGGCTTCCGGTTTTCTTCAACGGTATTTGAAATAATAGACATCTGCTGTATGTACCTGTTCTGCTGATCGTTGGTCCCGCCCGCGTCTGCGAGATGACCGTCCATGTAGTACTGATATTCTCTTAATGCATCAAAACTCTCGCTTGTAACGTACTGGACTGGACACCGGTTAAAATCCTGATCATCGATCGTGAATATAAAAAAAGGGGCGTCTTCAACGCAAAACCTCGCTTTGTCGAGCCCCTTTTCCCTGCAATCCGCGCACCCCCACAGTTTTTTGTTGGCGGCGAGGGTTGCCGCCAGTATCAGTTTTTTGAGGCTTTATCGCCCACATATGTCAGTTCATGTATTTTCCCGAAAAGCTCGTAAACCTGATAGACATCCAGGCCGGTCAGAGCGTCTAAGCTGCCTATGGAGAGATCGATTACCCGCTCTACCAGATCATCGTTATCAGCACCGGCATTCAGGGCTGACAGGTTGTATCCGTCTGCCTTCAGGCCCTTAACTTCCCCCCACGTTAGCGGCCTGATCTCGAAATCTTTACCCGCAATAGTAACCGTTTTTTTCATTCGATCCTCCTCCTTAACTGCCCCCTGCTCTCTGCCTTTAAGTAATCTGTATCTGCCACTCATCGTCGCCCGAGTTGAGGCAGCAGAGCCCCTGCAGGTCGTATATGGATACGCCCTCGCGCTCTCCGAGGGAGATCTCCTGGTACTGGACCTTGGGCGCGGTGATCTCGATAATGTTGCCCGCGTCAGATCCGAGTGTGGTCGTGAAGGCCATCTCTGTTCCGCTGCGCCAGTTGCCTAAGAAGTCCTCTGTGGCGACCAGGACGTTTTCGGGATCAAAGGAGAGTATCGGTTTTCGGTCCACTATAACCGCGGACAGATTACCGCTCGCTGCATTGGCCGAGGTGCGCAGGGCTAACTGTGCGCCTAAATCCAGGTCTAACTTGCTCACGATTGCGGCATAAGAATCAATGGTCAATGACGCGCTCGCAAAGATGGGCGGCTTGGTGCTGATGAGCGACGTGCCTGACAGCAGGCTGACATCGGTCTCGGAGAAATCAGCGCCGGTGAATTCAAAGTACATGCGGGGTGGCTTTCCCGCCTCCATACCGATCCGGCAGGTACCGCGTGCGCCCCACATCTTGTATGCCTTGCCGTCCATGTACCAGGCCAAGGTCACGCTCGGCACGGAGCTGGATGCCGGGACGTATGTCGCAGACGTGGACCCGACCAGGGTCTCTGAAACGCCACACGCCCGCAGGGCGTCTGACAGACCGTTGTTGACCCCGCTCTCGGTAGAACCTATGGGATAGCCCGCGCCTCCGCCGGTCAGCTCGGCCTCAAATGTCAGCCTGGCTGCACGCTTGCCCGGGATGGACGGGTATGGCGACAATGCCGACCTGACCGGGTTGCGCTCGTTCATCTCAATGTCAGGATCAAGAGCAACATTGAAACCCAAAAAGACATCCGCAGCCACTAACGTCTCGGCGGTGCCCTCTGTGCCTTCTATTTCACACGCAATCTGCGATCGTTGGATTAACATGATTTCACCTCGTTATCTGTTATCTGTTATCTGTTATCTGTTATCTGTTATTGGTTATCGGTTTCCTATTAACTAATAACTATTAACTGATAACTACCTCGGTACGAGAGGTGTCAACCGGTCCGGGTTTTTAAATGTGTAGGCCACAAGTGATATAAAATATGGGTACAGCTCAATCGGCTCCAGGACTTCAGAGGCGGCCTCGATCCATGATCCGTCCAGGTCGGTGTCCACGGCAAAGAGTGTGTCCTCTACCACATTGCGGAACTCCATAATGTACTGTAGCCCGGTGTAAGCAATGACGTTTGAGACCGTTGTCTTTCCGCTCTCGACAATCCCATACCCAATCTCAACAAAAAAATCGCTGTAATCGACATTGAGAGAGCGGCCTTGCCCTGTCGGCATGATCACGATCAACGGGTAATCGGCCTCCGGAGGCGGGTTCTCTTCCTCATAGCCGATATAGACCGTGGGGTTTTTCTCGTATTTGGCCTGGGTCCAGGCTAGGATATCCTCCTGGGCCTTTATGGCGTCTCTGATCTTTCCTATGAGTGTCCAGTATTCCATTTATTGCTCTTTCTGGGGGACGTCCCCCCTTGTTCATCTTCTGAAAGTCGGTCGCTCGTCACGCTCCAGGGCCAGGCGGTGAGAATACCAATCACTTTCGATAACATGCTCAACTCTCCAGGTGTCTGATCCAATTACTACCGGGTCCCTGTGCGCGGGGGATGCCACATCCGCCACTTTGACCTCGATCTCGCATTTGGCCATGGCTGAGGCCGGCCCGTCGTCCAACTCCTGGCCATAATCCACGATGGCTGTAATAGACTCACCGTCATAGGTAACAGTCTCACCGAAATAATCCGTGCCCCAGATAACATCCAATGCCGTGGCCATGTTGCTCTTGAGTGTCATCCATATACCCTCCGGCCTTCCTCATCCCTGACCTGATTGCCGTCGCTGTCTATGACAGGCTGGGCGTCGGCATCTTCAATGGTCAGGTTGACAGGATGGAGATACACGGGCTCCAGGATCGGCTCTTTCGGCTCGGGGTCTTTTTCAAACATTACGCTTCCCTGCTGAAGAGATATGCCCCATAGGTCTTGGCTGCATCGAAGCTGGCCGGGGTGATCCGGATCGCCTCTGCGAAACAGTCAAAAATGAGGATCAGGTCCGATCCGGTCATGTCAATAGTACCGATGTCTGCATACTCGTCGCAGCCCGGTGTTTTTGCAGCCACGGTGAGTGTCCCCGCTGTGGGGGTAGCACTCACCGTGATCTGGATCTGATGGTGATACGACTCTTCCCAGCCGGACAGGTCAAACTCCTGTGCCCCGTCCGCCTGGGCAAGGCCCGTCTTTTTAAGTGTCTGATATGGCATAATGTTCTCCGTTATCGCAGGGCGCAGAGCGGGAAGCGCAAAGCGTTTTATTGCCATGCGCCATGCCCTATGCGCTATGCGTTTACGCGGTCATCACATACTCTAATGCGACACAGACTTTACCGGCGGTCAGATCTGCGGTCCCCACGGTAAACGTCAGGGCCGTCACATTGGCCGTACACCTGATCATATTGGTGGCAGCTCCGTCGGGCACGCAGTCTATCAGGGCATTGAGGGACAATGACGATTTAGCGGTAGATGTTAAAACATCATCCGTCCCGACCGCCTTAATCTGCAAGGTTGCCGACCCGCCCGAAGTAACGGCGGTCTTAACATGGATAATGCCGCTGGTGATGATCGCACCTTCAGGGATCGCGTCCCCGCCGACTGAGATCTCCCCGGCTGCGCCTCCGTCCCGGGCAAAATCATACTCGAAGTATGCCACTCTTTTATTTTCCACTAATCCTGTTTGTTCCATTTTGACCTCCTGTATTCGCAGGGCGCGAAGCGCAAAGCATCTTTGCTATGCGCTATGCGCTATGCATCTGTTGATTTACGCGCCGTAGTTCTGATACAGACCCTTCCAGTCAACGGCCTTGGCGCCCACATCAATGCGGACCTTGTACTCCACGCCATCGACTGCCCAGCCCTCTTTGGTTTCGAGATAGGGCTTTTGTATGCCGTCTAAGAAATAGACATTGACGGTCCGGCCCTTATTGGCGGCGAGATACCACTTGGTGGCCACGTCGTCATCGATCCGGCCGTCATAGATCCGTTTGAGGTATGTACCGGAATACGGGTTGACCCTTGTGGCAGCCAGGCTGCTGTCGGTTGCCACGGTGTCAGAGTCGGCAAACTTCTCCGTGCGGAAGAATACTTCTGCCGCGCCTTCGATGGCCTTCGGGCCGATAAAGAACAGCGGCCTTATGTTCAGCCTGCGGAGGCCCTGGAGATCTTTCTGCGTACCCATGGCTAATACTGCGGCTGCTATGGTGGCAATGCCGGGGGCTGCGCCGGATCCAGAGGCAACGAGGTTGCTGTGGGATGCGTGGAACAGGGCGATTGAGTCTCCCATCGCAGCATTGCCGCTCAGGACGGCATACGCCACGTCGCCGATCTTGCGGCTGGCTGCCTCGCCATGCATGGCGGGGATGGTTGCAAGGGCGTTCAGGTCGTCATTAATGATGGCCTGGCGCGTAATGGCAAAGAGTTTGCCGTACGTGGCAATAGAGAAGCTCTCCTGCGCTTCGGTCCGGTCCCCATATTTGTATTCTCTGCTCTCGGGGATCTCATCTAAGGCGCTGCCTTCGCTCACCCTGGGGAGGTAGTTGGTCTTAAAATCCGTAACAGAACCTGTGCCGCACCATTGCGACCACGTCTCTTCCGCCGTGTCCCAGCCTGCAAACAGGGATTTGTTCGCCACGTTGGCCAGGATATAGGCAAAATCCGACGTTGTAAGGGCGCGGCCTACCATGTCCATGGGCCTGCCTCTTGTGTCACGCCCGGCGAGCCTGAGCGAATGCCTGGCTAACTCAATCAGGGAATATCCGGTCAGATCATCGGCCCCGGGGGCGGGTTTTTCGATATTCATCCCGCTCCGGATAATAATCGAATCCTCGGCAGCGGCCTTGAACTTGTCGCCCTCATCGGCAACAATGTCAAACCTGGGTCCCCGGTAACCGGCCTGGGGCTCGTCTTTCTGGCGTTCGGCCATCTGATCCATGATCGTTTTCCGGGCATCTTCTATGCTCGCCCCTTTACCAATGAGCTGTTCTGCGAGGTCCATGCAGTCAAACTTTACGCACATGGCATTGATCTCGGTGATCCGGTCCCTTTCGGCCCTGGTAGCCTCCGCCCTTTCCGCCTCTGCATTGACAGGCTGCGCCGGTGGTTCTGCCGAGGGCGACGGGGTCTCCTCGGCCCTCTGTCCGGGCTGGGTCAATGTATCAAGGTAATCCCATGCCTCCTGCTCAGTGGCATCCTTTGAGAGACCTCTTTTTTCCAGCATTTCTCTTGTTTTCTTGTCCATGGTGTCCTCCTGGTTGGATTTTGGTTGATAATCTGATCTAACTTTGGCCTCTTCGTCGGCGCCGATCGGTACAGCGGATAACTCTTTCATCCGCCATTTTGTTGAGACCTTTATCGGCCCGTTATATGTTTCGCCTTCTATGACGGCTGATTCGTCCTTGGGCACCCACTGCGATGTGAGTACTCTGTACCCCACGGAGAAATCGGTCAGATGGCCCTCTTTGACTTTTGTATATGCGTCATCCGCAGCGGCGGCACTGGCAAAAAAAGCGCGGCCCACAACCCTGTCGCCCTCGATCTGCATCTGCCTGAAACTGCCGATCACATTTGCCGTCTCAAAGCGGTTGTGCGCATCTAACAGCGGTACCTGCTTATTGCCGGGGATTTCCATCCCGGACATCAGCAACACCTCGTTGACCACCTCCCAGCGTTCCCAGTCAAAGACCTCGGCCGGGGCCTCGGTCGTGGCCACGACTTCCACGCTGCGGTCTTCTTCGTTGATGGTTGCGGGTATCCCCCGCTCATCAATGCGCAAGGGCAAGGTGCGATAACTTAGCCTTGCGGGATCGTTCTTTTTCTTCTTTTTCATCTTCATCCCCTCCGGTTATTTCTGCCGGGTTGTTGTGGACTGTCGTTGATACGTCCTGGAAGTTTAATCCCCGTTCCTCGGCCATGGCTTTTGCGGTTGAAATCTCGTCGTAGACATCCTCCAGATCCCGGCCTCTGGCCTTGACTACTTCTTGGGGCGAGCGCAACCCGGTCTTTATCTCATCCACCCGGGCCTTGGTCTCCCTGAGCGGATCGATCGACTCCATGCCCGGGGGCTGCCATTCGGACCGGAGCCACGGGGCAGGGTTGGTAAAATAATTCGGCAGATTCAATCTGTTTGACATCACTGCCGATTCCATGAACCACTCAAACGTCGGCGCACCGAAATGCCTCACATGGCGCGTGACGATCGGCCTGATCTGCTGGCTGAAATCGTTTCTGACTGTGCGTGATGTGCTGTAGTTCATCCCCTGATAGTCCCCGCTCAACAGCTCATAGGGGACCCCGGTGCTGACCGATATCATGGTCAGAATCAGGCGGACAAAGGGAGGGAAGTTGCTGCCGGGCCTGGGGTTGGTGGCAATCTCGATCTCCTCGCCGGGCTGCAGATATTCGATGATGGCGTTCTCCATCTCTTCAATCTGCTGATCCGTGTCCGTGTCGGTCTCTACGCGACCATACTGCCTGGCATACATATCCGGCGATTTGACAAATGCCATATATTTGGCTGCCATCTTTGCCCCGTCCATCTCTGCGTCCATGTATTCGCCCAATTCATGGGCGACCAACACGGCCGGTACAAATGGCGATATGCCGCGCAGTTGACCGGGCCGCAGGGTCTCAAACCCATGAATGACGTTTTTCGCCTTGATGCGGATGCTCTTGCCCCATCCGTCCGGGTCGGTCATGTGATACGCAACCACTCTGCCGGTTGTCTTGTTGTATTCAATGCCCTGGTCGATCTCGTTTTGCTTGGATGTGGGTTGCGCGTCTAAGTCTGTCAACCAGTCGGTTTCGTAGACCTGGAGCGCCAGAGGTAGGTATGAAGAGCGGTCCGGGTTGGTGGTCTTAACGATCATGAATTCCCCGGATTCGAGATCCTGCCGTTTCATGAGCGCCATCATTTCGTAATAATGCAGCTTGTTAGACACATCGGCCTGGTCGGCCCAGAACTTGAACGTATCTTCAACCTGCTGTATCCGGTTTTTATCTAATGCGCCGGAAGCGTCTTTGATCTTGCTCTGAAATACGATCCCGTCTCCCGCCGTATAATCGACCATGGTGCGGACGGCCCGGGCGAAATACGGAAAATCCCTGACCAACTGCCTGATCCTGGTCCTGACCGTTGCGCTGCTGTTTTTGATAAGCGTATTGACGTTGCTGTCGGTGGGCGCCCATGTGCCGATCAGGCGGTGGTTTTTTGCTGCGGCATAAGAGGCAGATCGTTTTTGAAGGGATTGGAACCGGTCGCGGTAAAACCGGCGCTCAATAGCCCTGCGAGGTGAGAAATAGGCAATGATATTGTCAACGATACTGTTCATTTCGT